TCTAGTTATTAATGGTTCAGATGAAAGTGGTATTGATACCTTTCGAACCAAAATTAAAAATTATGCTTCATCAATGTCACTCGCTGGTGGCAGAAAAGTAATTATCATTGATGAGGCTGACTATCTAAATCCAAACTCAACTCAACCCGCTCTTCGTAATGCGATTGAAGAATTTGCTGGTAATTGTTCTTTTATTTTTACTTGTAATTATAAGAATCGTATTATTGAACCATTACACAGTCGTTGTGCCGTTGTAGAATTTTCATTGAAGTCAAATGAAAAGGCTGATATGGCAAAACAATTCATGCAAAGAATTGAATATGTTTTGAATACTGAAAAGGTTGAGTTTGAAAAACCTGTAATTGCTAATCTGATTACAAAACATTTTCCAGATTTCAGAAGAGTAATCAATGAACTACAAAGATACTCTCAATTTGGTAAAATTGATACTGGCATTCTTGCTCAGATTGGTGATGCTAAACTTGATGATATTATTAAACATATCAAAGCAAAAGACTTTGGTGCTATTCGTAAATGGGTTGGTGCTAATGACATTGATTCAAATACTTTCTTTAGGCAACTATATGATGCCTTGTATGAAACGATGAAACCAAAATCAATACCACAAGCTGTTTTAATTATTGCTGACTATCAATACAAAAATGCTTTTGTTGCTGATGGTGAAATTAATCTAGTGGCTTGTTTGATCGAACTCATGGCAAATTGTGAGTTCAAGTAATGAGTAGCCCCTTTGATTATGTAAAAGAGATTCTTTCAGGTAACAAACAACTTATTGTTGATGAACTAACTGAAAAAGAATACAAGCCGTTTCTTACAAACCGTTCGTTGTCTTATCACCGTGACTGTATCTTTTATGCTAATGAAATGAATCAACACCATCATTTGGATAACAAGTTACAAAATGATTTTTTACTAAATATAGTAAGAAAAAATAAAAGACCATTTACTAAGTGGGTTAAGACTGTAAAGAGTGACGATATAGAATGTATAAAGCAAGTGTATCATATCTCCGACCAAAAAGCCAAAGAAGTCCTGTTTATACTCACACAACAACAGATAGAAGAATTAAAACAAATGGCTAACACTGGCGGTTTAGGAAAGAAAAAATAAAATGGTAGATTTAAACAGTTTTATAGAAGTCACACTCAAACACCAAGATGACTTTCTAAAAGTGAGAGAGACTTTAACCCGAATTGGGGTCTCTTCACGCAAAGAAAAAGTTCTTTATCAGTCTTGCCACATTTTACATAAGCAAGGCAAGTATTATATCGTTCATTTTAAAGAACTGTTTGCTCTTGACGGTAAACCATCAAATATATCCGAGAATGACATTCAAAGAAGAAACGCAATAGCTAAATTGTTAGAAGAATGGGGTCTGATTAAAATTATGAACCCAAAATTACTTGAGGACAATTTAGCGCCTTTACATCAAATTAAAATCATATCGTTCAAAGAAAAAGACGATTGGGATTTAATTGCAAAATATAATATTGGAAAAAAACCAGGCGAACAACATTAAATGCCTCATTTTTAGACCAAATATGTTATAAATATAATCGAGATGCCTAACTAGGGTCTCGCTTTTTTAATCTTGCTTAATAAGGAGAATACAACATGACATTAGCAAATCGCTTTTCATTTACACCTTTATATCACTCAACACTTGGGTTTGAAAATTTATTTAATGAAGTTGAGAGAATGTTAGAAGCTACAACAGAAAAAACAAATCACTCTTTTCCACCACACAATATCGTTAAAGTTGATGACTATCATTATGTCGTTGAACTAGCGGTTGCTGGTTATTCAAAAGATGAAATTGACATTACTGTTGATGACGGACATTTAATTGTAAAGGGCAACAAAGATGAGAAAAATGCTGATTTGGCAGATATCACATATCTACACAAAGGCATTGGTCTCAGAGCTTTCACAAAGACATTGAAAATTGCTGACACCGTAGAAGTTCGTGGTGCCGAATATAAAGATGGTATCTTAAGAATTGGATTAGAAAATGTAATTCCAGAGAATAAGAAACCTCGTAAAATTGAAATCGGTAAAGAACTTAAACTACACAAGCAAGAGCTTTTGAAAGAAACTAAATGAAAGGTGGGGGTATAACTACTCCCATCTTTTTATAGGAAAAAGATTATGAACATATCAAAAAATTTTACAATGGCCGAATTTATTAAATCGGATACAGCTACAAAACTAGGAATAGACAACACTCCAGAAGGCGAACATTTAGAAAATGCTAAAGCATTATTTGAAAATGTTGTTCAAAAAGTTAGAGACCATTTTGGTCCAACAGTATTAAATTCAGGTTATCGCTCACCAAAATTAAATGAAGCCGTTCGTGGTGTCGCCACTAGCCAACATTGTTTAGGAGAAGCAGCTGACATTGAAGTACCTGGCGTGGCAAATGCTACTTTAGCAGAATGGATCCGAGACAATTTGGAATTTGACCAAGTAATATTAGAATTTTATGTACCTGGTGAACCAAGTTCTGGTTGGGTTCATGTAAGTTACAAAAAAGATGGCAGTAATCGTAAAAAATGTTTAACAGCTGCTCGTGTAAATGGTAAAACTGTTTACAGTGAAGGAATTAATGCTTAACTAGAGATAATTAATGATTTTCTCTATTGCTTTTAGCAGCGTTTTGGTATAATATAGCAGTGTCAAATAAATTATGTTATTTGATGAATCTCAAGGCAGACTTTGTAGAAATACTCTCTGCTGACCTGATTAGAAAAAATCTAATCTAAGGAGAAACACTATGTGGACTAAACCAGCTGCAACAGAAATGCGTTTTGGCTTTGAAGTTACTATGTACGTAATGAACAAGTAATCATTTTCTGTTTAGAAAAAAGTAATAGAGGGAACTTCGGTTCCCTTTATTTTTTGGAGTTTACTATATGATGACAAGACCAAAAAACGGAGTTGGATTTACCTGCTCTACATTTGACTTACTTCATGCAGGCCATATTTTGATGCTTGAAGAAGCAAGACAATATTGTGATTATCTGATATGTGGATTACAAACGAATCCAGCACTTGATAGACCCGAATCAAAAAACAAACCAGTCCAATCTGTTGTTGAACGCTATGTTCAATTATCTGCCGTTAAATATGTTGATGAGATTATTGTCTATGAAACGGAAAAAGATTTAGAAGATTTACTTATGTTCCTGCCTCTTAATGTTCGTATTATTGGTGAAGAATATAGAGACAAAGAATTTACGGGTAAAAATATTTGTGTAGAAAGAAACATTGATATAGTATTCAATGGTCGTTCTCACCGATTTAGTTCAACAGAATTAAGGCAAAGAACGGCACAATATGAAATAAACAAAAAATGATTCAAGACATTTTAGAAATACTTCAATAAACAAGAACTAAAAGAAAACCAATCTATTAAAATTGTTTTATCATCAAACATTACCTCAAATAAAGATTAATTATATTATAATGGACACATATGGATACTTTAATAATTACATTTAAAACAAATCAGTCAATCATTGGTCAAGTTGATTGCACAAAAGAAAACAAAGTTAAAATCAAAAAACCTGTTCAGATATATTCACAAATGGGCAAAGACGGTCAATCGATGATGGGTTTTGCACCGTTTTTAGAATTTAGTGAAGAGTTTAATACGGGCATTGAATTTGATATGGATAATGTTTTGTGTATCACCACACCAATTAAAGATGTTGTGAATCAATACAGTAAGATATTTGGTTCAGGCATTCAAATGGCTACACCAGAAGAACTACAAGCAATTAGAAAAGCGACTTAATGCGAAATTACTTTACTAATGTTCTTGTTTATGGAAACAACATATATTACCGAGGTGTTAAAAACGGAGTAAGACATAGAGAAAAAATAAATTACTCTCCAACACTGTTTGTTCCATCAAATAAGAAATCTGAATGGAAATCAATACATAACGAGCCAGTAGAACCTATGAAGTTTGGTTCTATTCGTGAAGCTCGTGACTTTATAAAAAAGTATAAAGATGTCAATAACTTCAAAATCTACGGCAACGATAGATTTGAATATCCTTTTATCTCACAAAACAATCCAGAAGAAATTATAGATTGGAATTATTCAGACCTTTGTATCGCTAATATTGATATTGAGGTTGGTTCTGAAAATGGTTTTCCTGAACCTAAAACAGCATCAGAACCCATCACAGCGATTACAATCAAATTTTCAAATCAACCAACATATTATGTTTTTGGCACAGGTGATTATCAAAAACACCGTGACGATGTAAGTTATACAAAATGTCCTGATGAATATAGTTTGATTAAGGCATTTATGTTTCTCTGGCAAAAAAACTATCCAGATGCAATCACTGGTTGGAATGTTTATGGTTTTGATATTCCTTATATCATCAATCGTTTTGAAAAAGTTGCTGGTCAAGATGTAATGAGAAAACTTTCACCATGGAATCTAGTGTCAATTAGAGAAGATACTTATTTTGGCAAATCCATGGTAACTGGAAATATTGCAGGGGTAGCAACACTTGACTACATGAGATTGTTTAGAAGATTTTCTCCAAATAGATCACAAGAAAATTATCGATTAGATACAATTGCTCAAGCTGAAGGTGTTGGTCAAAAAATAGCATATGATGACTATGATGGTTTGTTTGATTTATACAAAAAGAATTATCAATTGTTTATTGAGTATAACATACGAGATGTTGAACTTGTTGAGAAGTTAAATAAAAAAGGTCGTTTATTAGAAATGGCACTTACGATTGCTTATGATGCAAAAGTAAACTACGATGATATCTTCACTCAAGTGAGAATGTGGGACGCCATCACACACGGTTATTTGTATCACAAGAAGATTGCTATTCCACCAAGAACTGGTAATCGAAAAAGTTCAGCTTATGAAGGCGCATATGTAAAAGACCCACAAATTGGAATGTTTAATTGGGTTGCATCGTTTGATTTGAATTCACTTTATCCTCATTTGATGATGCAATATAACATTTCACCAGATACGATTGTTGAACCTGAACAGTATTCACAAGAGATGCGTGAAGTCATCAGCAAAGGAGTAAACATTGATAAACTATTAAGAAATGAAATTGATTTATCAAAAGTTAAAAATGTAGCTGTCACGCCTAATGGACAATTCTTCAGAAAAGATAGACAAGGTTTTTTACCAGAGTTGCTTGAAAGAATGTATAATGACCGAACCGTCTATAAAACAAAAATGTTAGAAGCAAAACAAAACTATGAAAACGCTAAAACACCAGAAGAAAAATCTGATTATGCCGCTCTTGCTTCTCGTTATGCAAACTTACAGTTGACTAAAAAAGAATGTTTAAATTCGGCATATGGTGCTCTTGGTTCTGAATACTTCAGATTCTTTGATGTAAGACAAGCAGAAGGCATCACAATGGCTGGTCAATTATCGATTCGTTGGATTGAAAAGAAATTGAACGAATACTTAAATAAAATATTACAAACACAAGGAGTTGATTATGTCTTGGCATCAGATACGGATTCGGTGTATCTTAACCTTGAACCGTTTATATCTAAAGTATACGAAGGCAAAGATATCAATAGTCAAAAAGCCATCGAGATCATGGATAGATTCTGTGAAGATAAATTACAACCATTTATTGATAGAAGTTATTCGGAACTTGCACAATATGTTAATGCGTATTCACAAAAGATGGTAATGAAACGAGAAGTATTGGCTGACAAAGCAATTTGGACAGCAAAGAAACGATACATTCTCAATGTTTATAATTCAGAAGGCGTTCAATTCACCGAACCACAGATGAAGATTCAAGGTCTTGAAGCAATTAAATCTTCAACCCCTGCCGCCTGCCGTAGAAAAATTAAAGAAGCACTAAATATTATTCTATCTGGTAAAGAAAGTGAAATACAGGATTACATACTTGTGTTCAAAGAAGAATTCAAAAAAATGCCTGTTGAAGACATTTCTTTCCCAAGGTCAATGAATGGTCTAAAAGAATATGCTAACTCTAAAACGATTTGGTCAAAAGGAACACCAATTCATGTAAGAGGTGCGTTAGTGTTTAATCATATGGTTGATCAAATGAAACTGAATAAAAGATTTCAAAAGATTAATAACGGTGAAAAGATTAAGTTTATCTATCTAAAACAACCAAACATATTTCAGACCGATGTTATTTCTTTTGCTTATACAATGCCAAAAGAATTTAATATTGAAGAATGTATTGATTATGAATTACAGTTTGAAAAATCATTTGTTGATCCATTAAAAATCATACTCGACTGTATTGGTTGGAGTGTTGAAAAAGTTAATTCGTTAGAGGACTTTTTTGGATAATATTCGTGTCATAAAAACAGGTATCAATGTTTCAAAAATAATGAAACAACTTGAGCAATATCCAGAAGATTGGGAAGCTCAAAAAAAACTTGAAGGTAAAGAATCACTACTTGACCGTGGTTATATGTATCTTCCTGCCGGTGTATTACAATTGATTGTTGGTGGTGTTGAAAAAGCTGAAGACTTTGTAGGCAATTCTGAAATAAATATCAAAACACCAGCGTATGAAAAACATACAGAGATTGTTCGATTCTTAAAAAGAAACTTTCATAACCATTGTCGATGTGGTTTTATATCAATCGAAAAAGACGCTGAAGTTGGTCAACACATTGATGAAGGCACTTACTATTTGACTAAAGATAGATATCATTTATCAATACAAGGCACATATGATTATACAGTAGGTGGTGAAACCTATCGAGTTGAACCTGGCACATTATTATGGTTTAATAATAAACTATCTCACGGAACAAAAAATGTAGGTGGATGCACACGAATAACCTTTGTGTTTGATGTGCCTCACCATAAATCAAATCCATGACAAACTATTTAATTCCTTTTATTACAGCGATTGCACTATCATCGATAGCTGCATTTTATTCTGTTATTGGTTTAGCACAAATATTTCCTGGCTCTTTTTGGCCAATTGTTATTATGGGTTCAGTATTAGAAGTTGCTAAATTAGTGACTGCATCTTGGCTATATAATAATTGGAAAGAAACACAAATATTGATGAAGACTTATTTTTTAGTGGCGATTGTATTTCTGATGTTAATTACATCAATGGGCATTTTTGGTTTCTTATCAAAGGCACATATTGATACAAACTTAATGGTTGGTTCTAACCAAGTTAAAATACAAACACTTGACCAAAAAGAACAAATACTAAACAATAAACTCCAATATTTACTCAAAAAGGCTGGTGATGATCCTGAAAAGATTGCACGGTCAACAAATAACCAAATATTACAAACCCAAAAAGAACTCGAAGACATTGTCAACGAGAAACTTCCATTATTATCCGAAGAAAACAAGTTATCAGCAGAAATTGGTCCAATCAAATATGTTGCCGAACTTGTTTATGGATATTCAGACAGAGATATAATCGATAAGGCGGTCAGACTTGTTATACTTATTATTATTTTTGTTTTTGATCCTTTGGCTGTATTGTTACTGGTAGCGGCAAACCAGTCTTACAAACAGGCAAACAACCAAGAACCACTTGACATCATGTACCAAAATGATGTACCATATAAACTAGATAAAAATAGTAAAGTGGTTTCTAAATCCCAAATTACTACAATGAAATTATGAGGTCGTTATAAATGAGCATACTTGAAAAAATTAAAAAGAATTCAACGATTAAAGATAGTGCTATCTTATCTAAATCAAAATTCTTTACAGAAAAAGACAGTGTCCCTACCGAAATACCAATGGTCAATGTGGCACTTTCTGGTCGACTAGATGGTGGTCTAACACCAGGTTTAACAATGTGGGCAGGTCCATCTAAACACTTTAAGACAGCGTTTAGTTTATTGATGGCTAAATCATACATGGACAAGTATAAAGACGCTGTGTTACTCTTTTATGATTCAGAGTTTGGCACACCTGTAAAATACTTTGAAACCTTTGGTATCGACATGGAAAGAGTTTTACATACACCATTAACCAATATCGAAGAACTTAAATTTGATGTAATGGCTCAGTTAGAACAAATTGACCGTGGTGATAAAATTATAATTGTCATTGATTCAATTGGTAATCTGGCATCTAAGAAAGAAGTTGAAGATGCACTTGACGGTAAATCAGTGGCAGATATGTCTCGTGCCAAACAAGTGAAGTCTTTATTCAGAATGATAACACCTCATTTATCACTCAAAGATATTCCAATGGTTGTAGTTAACCACACTTACAAAGAAATTGGAATGTTCCCTAAAGACATTGTTGGTGGTGGAACTGGTTCATACTATTCTGCTGACAACATCTACATTCTTGGTCGTCAACAAGAAAAAGATGGTAAAGAAATATCAGGTTATAACTTTATTATCAATGTTGAAAAGTCCAGATATGTGAGAGAAAAATCTAAAATTCCTATCGCAGTGGCGTGGGAAGGTGGCATACAAAAATACTCCGGTATTGTTGATATTGCCTTAGAGGGTGGTTTCGTTCACAAACCAAGTCCAGGTTGGTATGCGATGGTAGATAAAAAGACCGGTGAAGTTGGTGAGAAGAAACGATTTGCTGATACTCAAACAAAAGAGTTTATGCAACCACTATTAGATAATCCAGAATTCCAAGATTATGTGAAGAAGAAATATGAAATTGCCTACTCTAACATTATGGGAGAGAATCCAGTATTATCTCAGCCTGCTGTTGAAGAAGATGACGAATACATCAACGAGTAAAAGCGTTTACAAAGAAAATGTCGATTGGACATTTGTTAATCCAGATGGCTATGATTTTGAAGATGCACCAGTCACAGCCATTGGTCTTTTAATGGAAGAGTATAAGGGTGTGCTCTACCATTATCACAAAGCGAGGGTGGTCGAGGAAGGTGAAGGCGCTCGACTACAATTTGGTTATACTATATTAAATTCAGGTAAACATGATATAGATGACTTGACAAAAGATGAAGAATTTCATACCATTATGGGTGAAATTTTATCTGATATTATAATGGCACAACAACAAGATGAACAGACTAGAATCAACAATTTTAAAGAATCTAATTTACAATGAAGAATTTACACGAAAGGTTTTACCATTCATAAAACAAGATTACTTTGCGGACAACACTGAAAAGATAGTTTTCCAAGAAATCTTTGACTTCATTCAGAAGTTCAAAAATCCACCAACACACGAAGCTCTTGTAATTAATTTTACAGAGAAAAAAGATTTATCAGAAACACAAGTTGGTGATTCAATTGAATTACTTAAAGAAATCCATCTAGCTAAAGATGAACCAACCGACACAAACTGGTTGATTGGTGAAACTGAAAAGTTTTGCCAAGATAAAGCCATCTATAACGCCATCATGGATTCTGTATCAATCCTAGATAACAAACAACAAGGCAAAACAAAAGGTGAGATACCAAAATTATTGTCTGACGCTCTTGGTGTTTCATTTGATAGTCATGTTGGCCATGATTATACGGAAGATTCGGATACACGATTTGATTCATATCACAAAGTAGAGTCCAAAATTCGTTTTGATTTGGACTTATTCAACAAAATTACCAAAGGCGGTTTGCCAGTTAAAACTTTGAACATTGCTCTTGCTGGTACCGGTGTTGGTAAATCTTTGTTTATGTGTCATATGGCTGCTGGTTGTTTATCACAAGGTCATAATGTTTTGTATATCACATTAGAAATGGCGGAAGAAAAGATTGCTGAAAGAATTGATGCTAATCTACTTGATGTGTCTATGACAGAACTTCACACAATGAGTAAGAAAGATTATAATCGTAAGTTTGAAATGCTTAGAAGTAAAACCCATGGCAAATTAATCATCAAAGAATATCCAACTGCGGCGGCTTCTGCTTTACATTTCAGGTCTTTGATTAATGAACTTGCATTAAAGAAAAAATTTAAACCTGATATTATCTTTATTGACTATCTAAACATATGCACATCAGCAAGGGTAAGACCTGGTTCAAATGTAAATACTTATTCATATATCAAGTCTATTGCTGAAGAGTTAAGAGGCCTGGCAGTTGAGGCGAATGTTCCAATTGTATCAGCAACACAAACAACAAGGTCTGGTTTTACCAATTCGGATCCAGGTCTTGAAGATACCTCAGAATCATTTGGTCTTCCAGCAACCGCTGACTTTATGTTTGCCTTGATATCAAATGAAGAACTTGACAACCTTGGTCAGATTATGATTAAGCAGTTGAAGAACCGCTACAATGACCCAAACTATTACAAACGCTTTGTTGTTGGTATTGATAGAGGTAAAATGAGATTGTATGATGCTGAATCATCTGCTCAGATTGGTCTCGCTGATGCTGGTGACGATGACAAACCAATCAACACATTTGGTGACCGAGAAAACAAATTCAATAAATCATTTGATGATTTTAAAGTATGAAGCTAACTAAAGACCAAGCACTTCATTGTGCCCAAGCCTATTCTGATTACTTTG